AAATCTGCATATCGACTCATGCGATCGTACATACCATATGCGCTGATTGCGTTGGCATATACATGACTTTGTGATCTTTGAAACTGCTGTATTGCAGTTCCAGTAGTAGGCTCTCTATAAGCCCTTACTTTTCTTTTTACTAATGGACCGGATCTAAAAAGTCGAGTTAGTCTATTAAAAAAACTTGGTTCGTCTGCCATCGAAGCTCCTACATTCGGGTAGAGAGCACTTTTGAATTAGCGCTGTCAATAACTATCCATAACATACAGTATTTATCATCTGCAGTAAATAATTCAGTCTAATAACCAGCCGTAATCCTTTTTCTTACCAGGGGTTTTGTTTCCTCTTTCCCACTGTTCTTGCTTTATGGGTGCAAAAGGGTTTTGAGGCATTCTTTTAGAAGGGGAGTGGACAATATCATCTTTGTCCCGCGATGACATAGACATTCCTGCAATCATAGCTTTATTGAGATCATTATTTGACGGTGATCCGCCGTTGGCTCCGTCGAATAGCCACGCGCCGATTGCAAGACTCATGACAAGATCATCATTGTGACCTTTCATTGCCTGGGCTTTTTGACCTTTCCATACAAAAGACTTGAGCTCTTCATACAATCTTGAAGAATAAATCTTTAGCGATTTATTTCTAATATTCTCTTCGAGCTTTGAAAGAATTTGAAGCCTTGATTGTCCCTGTGTACTAAATCCCCCGACTTGATCATTTCTTTCGGGGGAGTAATTAGCTAAATAGACCGATTTGTTTTTGGCGTAATACACGTTTGGATACTGCAGCTCTTTTAGTTTCATAACTGTTGTATATCCGAATGTATTGTTTTCAGGTGCAAGAAGAGCACTATTGTATCGCCTTCCCAGATCATCTAGAAGCTCGCCGAATCTGTCAGGTGGGATTTTACCCCTGTATTCAGCGACTATTTCACCGGAATCAATGTCGATGACGTGGCATGTTGAGTAATCCTTTGAGTCACCTCTAGCAACATCCGCAGAAACAATATAGTTGTGACCCGTTAAAGGATACTCCCAAATCCATAGATTTCTATCTTCATGCTGTCTTTCCCTCGGCTCTTTGATAATCTCTCTAATCCACTCTAAATGATCGTTTGTAAGAAACGTCTCTCCCGAGGCAACAAAGTCACACAAAAGCTCTTGCGCAATCTGCCTCTTGGACATATTTCGAGTTTCTTTATCGAACCAATCCTGATCATGCTCAGGATGTACATCCCAGGGTAAGTTAATTGGAAAGAATTCATTCTCACCTTGAACCCCATCTGTATAGAGCTTATAATACTGTCCGCCCACACCATTTGGAGTAGATAGAACAATTGCACGACCACCAGTAGATAGCGTGGGATAAAGGCCCATCCACAACATATCAAAATTCTTAACAAAAGCTGCCTCGTCCACAATTAAAAGTGAAAGAGCTTCTGATCTACCTGCGTCATCTGATGTGGGAATTGCTTTGATTATAGAACCATGACTAAACTCAATTGTCTGCTTATTATCCGCGACGACCTCAGGTAGAACAAGCCACTTCGGAAGAGATCGAAGCATAGTCTTTACTTTACGAATAAAGTTCATCGCAACACCGAGCTTGGTTGCGATAACTAAAATATTTTTATCTCGTCTGGAATATACCCATCCAAAGAGCATAAGATGCAGTAAGAGTAGAAAGGCCGAGCTGCCTAGACTTTAAAATAACATTAAATCTATTTTCTTGAAAGTGACCTACACAGTCTTCTTGAAAAGGATAAGTGTCAAAAGATATCAGACCGCGGGTGGGATGTTGAATCTTTACATATTTTTTCATGAAGTAGATGGGATCTTTTCCACACCTAATAATCTCTTTAACTTGTTTTTGTTTGCTAGTGATAGCCATTTTAGGCCTTTATAGAGAAAATTGAATTCCTTCTATAGTAAACAGTTTTATTTGGATTGAAAATATTGTAATTGATTAACTCAATACTGTCCGTGGAAGGTGTTGCCTCTTTGAGTGTCAATGCTTTGCCCGTGGCTTCCTTAAACTCTTTCTTTAGATTGTCAATATAATCCTTTGTCAACTTAAGAGATTCTTCTCTGACCTGCTGGGCGCCTGGATGATTAGGGTCGAGCATTTGCCTTTCATCTCCATGAAGATTGACAATGGTCACAAACCTAACCATGAGCCGGGACTCGTCTTCTTCACCCGAAAATATATTTGCTTTAATAGATCGACCTGCTGGTACTTTGTACTTCTCCGAGCCAGTAGAAGACTGGCCCCATGTAGTTTCAATCAGCTGTCCTAGAACGTTAGTATCTTCAAAAGAAATCATAGTTTAACTCCGCATAAACTCACATATAAATATATCATATCAAGTAAACCTTATCGGCGTAACCAACTTCCTTCTTAATTTTTTCTCTTTATCAATTATTTCTGGATCAGGTCGCCAACCATTTTTCCACTCTTCCCTAGAGCCTTCTGCCCAGGTGATAGCGCATTCAAAACAACACTTGTGCTGTGTATAATAGAAAACATCTTGATCTGTGCTGATGAAATATTCACACACTGGGCATGTCAATGGAATGTCATCCTGCGTGTCATCCTGAATTAGGACGAACCCTTCTTCAAATCGAGTTATCTTCTTACTCATGGCTTACAAACGAGTCCATCCCTTTTAATTCAATCTCAAGCGTGTTGTCAACGACATCCTTGACTGAATCAACGTGTGTTATTACCAAAATATTTTTAAACCACTTCTTAAGAGAAACCAAGAGGCTGTTACAAGCTGCGACCTGGGCTTCATCTAAGCTTCCAAAACCTTCATCTATAATAAGCATATCTGTTTTAGGCAAAGAAGAGATATTAAGCAAAGCAACTCGAATCGCAAGGGATGAAATCATCTTTTCCATACCTGATGCTAGCTCAATGATTCGTCCTGCTATCTCCATAGTCAAGATATATTTCAGCAGAATTAGAATCTGGATCAGTTTCTAACTTAATAGTAAAGTCTACAACACCATTTAAAATCTTTTCGATCTCTTTGTTAATTGCCGGGAGTTGAGATCTTATGATCTGGGTAGGCACGCCCTTCTTAGACCATGCTTTCATCAAAAAGTCATATATCTTCCAGATTCTCTTGAGTTTAGTGTACTCATCCCGTTCAGTCTGGAGCTTTTTAATTTGACTATCAATATTTCCCTTGAGCTCAGCAAGGGAAATGCGCCTGGCGTCTTTTTGTTGAACTTCATCTTTCATTTCCTTGAATTTGCTATTCAGTTGTCTAGTAACATCTGACACATCTGAAGCTTCTGACCTAATTCTCATATCAGTAAGGAGTCTCAAAGATTTTTCTAGATCATCAGAAAACGTCCCTACAGTCTCGATCAAGAACTTCTCTTTCACTTTCTCTTCTGGAAAGATCGACAGTGAACCTTGAAAGTTTTTCAATTAAAGTTTCATATTTCTGTATTTTTTCTTGTAGGTCTTCTGATTCTAACCGCTTAAATGATCGACGCATTGCACGGAGGTCTTTAGAAAAATTATCTACTATTTCTTTTTGACCTACAATTAGCTTTTTATTCTTATGGGAATTTTTAATGAATTTGCAGGACGGGAAAGAATCTCCGCAAGGGACATCATCCAATAACTTGACAGACTTCTCCTGTGTTTTCAAGATCTGCTTTGATGACTCATGTTGATGGGTCAAAGACGTAAGTTGCTTTTCAAGATCTTGATAAACTTCAAATCGACTTCTTAGATCATCAATCGGAAATTTTTCTTGACATCTTCTATCTTATTTACTCTTTCTTGAATTGCTTCAATTCTATTATTACATGCTTGAAGCCTGACTTGGACTTCACTATACTTCTCTTCTAATCGATTGACCTCTAGTTGCTGTTCTTCAATCTCTTGCTCAGAAACTAAATCCTCTTCAGAAAATCCAGATAATTCTGCTTGAACTTTTTGCGCGTTTTTCACGAAGATTAACAAGCTCACTCTCAAGCTCTGTCATTTCTGAATCGTGCTCTTTCTTCTTTCCTCGAAGAGAAACAATAGCAGCATTCCAGTCCCTCTCGGGATAAGCAGAAAGTTTTCCTTTTATCTCAGAAGAATCATGCTTTACAAGAGACGCCATCTTTTCAAAAGATATCCAAGTCCAAAAATTTAGATAGAACATACTTTCTATGGGAAGATCCTTGATTAATAAATGCATTCATATTCCCTTGGGTTGCCAGAGAAGTCAGAAGAAAATCGTACAGCAGATCCCAGCATCCTTCTTACGACTTTCTCAGTTTGTGTTCTTTGTTCTCCATTTAAGTCCAAAATTGGATTTCCAGCAGGATCAACTTTCTGGAAATTCAAAGTAGTCACAGCTGATTGTTTTCCCTTTTTGTCCTCATATCTTACAGACTGCCTTTCGATTAAGTGGTCTCGAGCCCCCTATCTTTACAGTCATCCTAGACTTGCAATGTCCTTTTCTTGAATTTATCACATGAAGATTCTTTATTGATCCTCTGTCAGTTCCATTAAACAGCGTGTAAACCATTGTCCCTACAATAGAAGACTTTCCAGCACGATTCCTGCCTAAAATACCTGTAATCCCATTAAGTTTTGTAAAGTCTATCTTATTGCTTTTCCCGTAAGAAAACGTATTATCAAACTCTAAAGATTTAATTGACCATTTTGTGTGTCTTGTTACATCCTCATTTTGGGTTGCAAGAGTGATGTATCTACTAACAAGCTTCTCGATATCTTCCCATTCGCCATCATTAAACTTCCCGTCAAAAACGTAGTCTTTTAATATCTGGGTTTGTATCTTTGAATCTCTAAGATCTTCTTTTACAAGATTGTTTTCATTGTCAATGATGTTAGTCTCATCAGGATCCTGGTCAAATTTCCAAACAACCTCTTTGGGTTTTAGTTGAATCTTTAGCTCATTGTGAAGCTGCTTAATCTCAATCTGAGGTATTGTCTCAGTTGTTCTTATTCTGAATCTGCAACCCGGTTTGTGCTTTTTCGCTTCTTTTAGAGTTTTGGGAACATTTCCCATCCAGTCAATTGTTACAAATGGGTGAGGATTAGAAAGTCGATGGAACTTAACATCGAAATCATCCTTCGTTCTAATGTCCCATACCAGAAATCCCTTGTTAGGATCTTCCCCGTAATTTTGCTGGATTGTAGATCCTGAATAAGCGGCGGTTTTCTTCTCGTTTAAAAACTGGAACTTGTGAATATCCCCAAGCATTACAAACTCGTAGTCATCAAAATAGTCTAAGTTTATCTCACCATCAAGTTCCCAATTTTGATCAGTCGTAGAGCCCACAACGCAGCCGTGATACAGAGCAATATTAATATCACCCTCGACAGGCCGGACATCTTTCCACCCATCTTCATCAAAGCAAGAGAATACACACCAGTTAAACCCAGGAATTCCAACTGGATAAGTTCCAGATTGTTTATAAAGATGAATATTTGGATTGTTTAGAGCACTGATTATTGGCGTGATAGCATCTTGTCTGTCTGCATTTACTAGATTTCCATCATGATTACCTAAAATTACATGTGTTGGGGCAACTTCCCCAAGTGAATTAAAAAACCAGGACATTTCATCAATAACTTCAGGTGAAATCCCCTGCGTCTTAGTGTGATAAATGTCTCCGCCAACATAAATGGCGTCCACTTCAAGTTCTTTTGTCTTTCTGCAAAACTCTTCAAATACTTGACGATACTCGTCATGCCTAGACAGACTGCGATAATGCACATCACCGATATGGGCAATTCTAATACTCATAAAAATTTCCTATTAAATCATACTGCCTGTAGACAAATTGGATATTTTAAATCTTAAATTATCTAAAGGCTGCCAAGAAAGTGCTGCTGTTTTCCTTTTTAAGAATTCTTTCCTGGGCATTTCTCCCACATCTTCAAAACCAGACGTGTTCAAAATTCTTACTTCTATGTCGAACTCATTAAGTTTTTTAGCTAAATTCATCATTTTTGATTTCATATCTGAATCTAACGCTAAAACTATGGGCGTCTTATTCGCTACTATCTTAGTGAATAGCAGAGAATCTCTTGCCATACTTGATCCTAGTAAACATGTTGCATTGTCGTTGCACCTCATAAGATCAAATGGCCCTTCAACAAGAGTTAATTCTTGCTTCCAGTCTATGTTAATCTCATTAAATATAATTTCTTTTTTATCAACAGCAGAATTTAGATATCTAGGGAACCTGTCTCCATCGATATCTCTTCCGGTATAAAAGTTTAATTTTCCCTCAGCGTCAAAAGACGGGATTATTGCTCGCCTTCTATCTCCCCCGATAGTAGTGACTCCAATTTTAAAATACCATAAATCTCTTATAGTAATTCCTCTTGAAAACATAGTTTACCACAGACCTAACATCAGGATCATCAGACTCTAGGCAAGAAACCAATAATTTAAACTTTTCTGGAAGGCGAATAATCTCTTGATCAGCTTCAATCTCACTTGATGCCATCTCCCCGTCAAAGAACTCAGATGCATATCTTTGAAGATCTTCAGTTGACCCATATTTCTTAAGAACAGGAATAAGATTTTTAGACTTGAGGCCGCAAACAAAGCAGTGACAAAGGTCGTTGTCTAGTCTAATTACAAACTTCTTTTTATTTCCTTTGCCACAACTCGGACACTTCACGTGGAAATTAATACCGTCGTTCATTAGTCGGCCGGAGCCAAATATGCCCTTTAAGAAGGTGACCTTCTCGTGGGTGGTATTTATATTACTCACAACCCTATTATAATAGTCTTATGCAGTATTTACAATTTTTAATCCAGCTCGAGCAATTAGATACGCATCAGCCATATCCTCGCAAGCTTTGAGTCTAACTTCTTGGCCTTTTCTAGGGCCAGATTTTAAAATCTTTGTTGGCCAATCAAAATCAATTTGTGTTGCGGCCCATTCTTGAACTTTTTCTTTGGCATTCTCACCTCGTCTAACTGAGAGATTTACTGCCTTTCTGGCAGTGTTCACATTAAAATATTCAGGCTCTACACCTGTTATCTCCCTTGCAATAAAGGATGCAACACCATTAAACTTTGTCAGGGTTGAAAGAGTTTTTGCAGAAGACATCCCAGATCTAAATCGCTGAAGGCTTTCCTCAATAAAGATTCTATTTACCTCACCGTCTAAATCTAGAATGATCTTATTCATCTCTTCTCGAAAGAGATCTACTTTTTCCCAGTAGGACTTGCACTTTGTCAAGTCTATAAAATTTAGCTGCTTAAGATCACCAGATTGATCCAGGATTGAAATACCCGAACAAGATGTGGATAAATCAAGGCCTAGCACATACATTAAAAATCCAGCTTACTGCGGAACATCACGCGATCATCTGTTCTTTTGATCACGGGTTGCGCGAATTTCGTTTTCATTATAACGTTTAAATTGTCATCGTGAAAATTAATTCCTGTGATTGCAACAAACTCTGGATTAGTCTCATTTGCATTTAAAGATGCAGAAACCGGGATGTAAGAAGGATTAGAAGAAGAATTAAGAGTAGCAGCAGGTGCTATAACGTGAAGCTTGAGAACATGAACTTCATGCTGTCCTTTAAACGTCATCTCAAATTGATCTTTTCCAAAGAGCGGAATATTAGGTGACTTAACAACAACGATACCTTCGTCGTAAAAAACATTCCCAACAGAGTTCCATGTTGCATTCGTAGTAGACGCGCTCGATCTATACAGATTTCCGTTTCCATCATCCTTAAGGGTCATGCTAATTTGACCGCCTGACCCTGTCAGAGAAGTATCTGTCATTTGAAGTGTCCCAGGTCGGATCTTCTCACCATAGTAAAGCTTAGTAATGTCAAATATTGAGACTTCATCAGAGCTGTTGTCTAGTGTCCTTCC